TCCGCGCTTGGTTTCTTCTGGGTGCGTTTGCGGGGTTGCGGTCCATCGAGGTCCATCGCATGAAGTGGGAGGATGTCGATCCCAAGACAGGACAGATCGAGGTGCGGCGGGAGGTTTCGAAACAATCAAGCGGCCTGCCGGAGCGGATCGTGGATTTCACGGAGCCTCTGACGAGGCGGAAGGATTTCTTCAAAGGAAAATCTGGCCTGATCGTGCCGGCGAAATCGCTCCGGCTTTATCGGGAGCGTGAGGCTTTGATTGAGCGGATGAACAACGAGGGCGTGGTGCCGTGGGCCATGCTTCCAGAGAACGCACTCCGCCACTCCTTCGCTACCTACCACCTCGGACGGTGCCAAGATGCAGGGAAGACCGCGCATCAGATGGGGCATTCGTCGACGGCGCTCGTTCTCAAGACCTACGCGGTGCCATCCCGTAAGGCGGACTGGCGGGCTTGGTGGCGGGTTTAGGTTTCGCTGTTAGATCGTGGATTTGGGCTACCCAGCCCGGCGGGAGGAATTCTTCGTAGCCGTTGAGCGCGAAGAAACGGAACTCTCGGACGCTCTCAGAGTCTTGGCACCAGCACTGTCCGGGGAGTGGACTTTTCCCTGTTCTTCTTCTTTCGCTTTCGCCTGCTCGACTGCGTCGCTGATTATTGCGCTACGGCTGGATTTTAGACGCCGATCTTTTTTGTTTAGGTCTTCAACTTTTTGATCCACCCACCTCATCAAATCGGCCTCCATCGAAATGGAAAATTTCTTCACTTTTTCTGAATCACTCATGCCTTACTGGTAATACCAAGTATTACAAAAAGCAAATTCAGAAAAAAATATTTTCACCCGCCGCGCTTGTGTCCATGCGGGTGTCAATAGAAAAGTGAATTTAAGTAAAACACCCCATTGACGATTTTTATTGCCGCTCGGTGCGACCAGTAATAGTTGGTATGACCATGCGCACCGCATATGACAAAACCAGCGTAAGTCTCCCGACTGACCTCTTGGGGTTTCTTCGGGAAAAAAGTGAAAAGATTGGAACCCCTGTGAGCCGCCTCATAGCGGCAGCAGTTCGCCAGCAAATGGACTCGGAAAAACGGAGGGCGAAAAAATGAACCTCTCCGATGTCTACATCAACATGGACGAGGCTCGGCGCCTCTCGGGTTTTTCTTCCCGTTCCATCCGCGACTACATCCGGCGCGGTGAGTTCGCCGCCACGATGCCACGGGGCCGGTGCGGTGGTTGGCACATCGTCAGGGAATCCTTCCTTGATTGGTGGGGCTACCGCAACGCCTCCACCGCGAATCGCACGACGGTCCCAACACGGAAACGGAGGGCCGCGTAATGGACTACGAGACTTTTCTCCGCTGCCTCGGCTACTCCATCGACGCGGCTTTCAAGTTTGTCCCGGTCGCCATCGCGGCGGCCATCACCTGGAGGTTGGCACGATGAAAAAGCGACTCTGGCTCGTGCAGGGGTTTAATTTTCTCCGCCTAAAAGTCGGGGACACTTTTTTGGCCTTCACCGAATCGGAAGCTCGGGAGCTTTTCCGAATCGAATACGGCTGCCCTGCGAGCCGGGTGGAGGTCGTGCGATGAGCGCCACGGCCGGCCTTCTCTTGGCGCTGGTGACGCTTGGCAGTTGCTACGTCTCTTACTGCCTCGGGCAACGGGACATCCTCAACCGGCTCCGCAAATTGCGTGAGAAAGAAGACCGCTGGGCTGAGTGGGACGCCCAAAACCTAGAGGATTTCGATGACTAGGTGCGCCGTCTGCCAACACGAAGCCGAGCAGGTGGATAACGACCTCGGGCCGGTGTGCTCGGAATGCTTCACGCACTGCGAATGGGCAACCCTCGAACTGCTTTGGCAAGCGGCCGCCGTGAGTCCGTCACGAGAATGATTTTGCCTCGCTAGGTCTCAAGGAGACCGCAGGGGCCAAGGGGGGCAGCGCATCCCAAAAAACGCTGACCAACAACAAACAAACCAGAGTGATATGAAAATTGTAAAAGGCAAACAACAACGGCCACAGCGGGTGGTCATTTACGGGGTGGAGTCGGTTGGAAAGACCACTTTCGCCAGCAAGTTCCCAAATCCTCTCTTCCTCGACATCGAGGGCGGCAGCAACCACCTCGCCGTGGACCGCGTGGCGGTCTCGACTTGGAAAGAACTCGGCGAGTGCATCACCGAAGCCAGCCGGACGGATTACGAGACGATCGTGATCGACAGCGCCGATTGGGCGGAGCGGTTGGCGGTTGAAGACCTCCTCGCCACGAGCAAGAAGCAGAGCGTCGAGGATTTCGGATTCGGCAAGGGGTGGGTGATGACGGCGGAAAAAGTCAGCCGGTTCCTGACCGCGCTGGATTCGCTAATTGAGAATGGCAAACATGTGGTTGTCCTGGCGCACAGCAAGGTTCAGCGAACCGAGCCGCCGGACATCCTCGCCGCTTACGACCGTTACGAGTTGAAGCTGTCGAAGCAGTCCTCGCCGCTGGTCAAAGAGTGGGCTGACGAGTTGTGGTTTTTCAGGTTCAAAACCAAGGCCGTATCGCAGGAGGGTGGCAAAGCCAAGGGGGTAGGGGGCAAGGAGCGGGTGATCTACACAACCCACTCGGCAGCCTACGACGCCAAGACCCGCTCGGGCTTGGCCGAGGAGTTGCCTATGGAATGGGAATCGGTGGCGCATGTCTTCGGCAAACCTGCACCCAAAACCTCGGCGCCTGCCGTGGAGATCATTGGCCGTGAGTCGGTGGCCGTCCTCGAGGACAACGAGGAAGTCGTCAACCTTTTCCTCGTTAGCAACGGATCTATCTCTGAGGGCCAGACATGGCGAGACGCCAGCGAGAAACTTCGCCAGCAGATCGTGGCGCGGCCTCAAGCACTAGTGGCTAAAGCCAAAGCGCAAATGGAGGTGGCGGCGTGAGCGGATTGACCACAGAGGACACAGAGGTCACAGAGTTGGTGGTAAAGGAGATCAGTCCGAGTTCCCTGCCGAAACTCGCCGAGTGCGCCCTATTCACGGGCGCACCCGGCACTAGCCCAGCAGCCGAGCGTGGCACTCTGCTAGACAAGGCGATCCGCGAGCTTTTGGTGGATGATCCCACGACCTACGACGGCCTCGCCGCTGAAGATCAGGCGGTGGCGCGGTGGGGCGTTGAGGAGCTTCGGACGCTCTCCGGTGGCTACCATGTCGAGACCCGCGAAGAATATCTCGGCATGGAGGTGCCTGGCCTTTCGAAGCCGGGAACGGCTGATGCGGTATGCGTTCGGGCGCAATGGGTGGCGGACATCAAGACCGGCCAAGTCCGCAACTACCGCCAGCAACTCGCGGCCTATGCGCTGGCCTGCATGGTCGAGCATTTCGCCAACTCGTGGACGGCTCATGTGATCTATGTCGATCAGCGACTCCGCCGCACCTACGATTTCACCCGCGACCAGGCGGAGGCCATCGTCAGCAACACGATCGCCGAGGCCAGCAGCCGGTTGGCGGAGCCGACGCCGAATGAGTATTGCGGCTGGTGCGCTCATCAAAACGGGTGCCGAGCCTTGGTGCGTCAATCCTCCGAGGCGCTGGCATTAGTCAAGTCCGACCTTTGTCTTACCGACATCCGCGATCAAATCCTCGCGAATCCGGTGGAGCTTTCGGCCTTCGCCGCGAACTGGAAACTCGCCGAGAAGCAGATCGCCGAGCCGGTTCTTGATGCTCTGAAGGAACGCCTTGCCGCTGGCGAGGACATCCCCGGCTGGAAGGTCACGACCGGCGCGGGCCGTCAATTCGTCGAGGCCGATGCCATCGCAGCAGCAGCCGCCAATGTTTCCAAAGAGACGCTCATCCTCGCCCTCGGCGGGAAGATGGGCGCCGACAAATTTCGCCAGTTCTGCCTCGAAGCCGGGGTGGAGATGGACGAGTCAGCGGTGCGAGCAGGGTCACCCATTAACACCCTGCGCCAAATCAAATCCAAAAAATAATATGCCTACCTACAAACAATCCGAACCGAAACCCGTCTATTTCGTGGAGCCGGGAACCTACAAAGTCGAAATCGTCAACGCCATGGAGAAGCTCTCCAAGGCCGGAAACCCGATGATCAAACTCATCTGCCGAGTCGAAATCGGCGACGGCGCCAAGGGGCCAGAAGTCCATGAGCACCTGACCTTCACCGAAAAAGCTGGGTGGAAGATTGACCAAGTGCGCGAAGCCTGCGGGTTCGCCGTGGTGCCAGGGGAGGACATCGATGTGCAGCCCGAGGATTTCATCGGCAAGACGGCCACGGTCGTTCTTGGCGAGGAAGAGGGCGCCGACTCCGGCCATCGCTTCAACACCCTCGAGCGCTGGATGTCACCCAAATCCTCGGCCCCCGCGCCGAAGGCCAAGCCCGCCAAAGAGACCGACGATATCCCGTTCTGATTCACCCACCGGGGCGCGGCGTTGATACGCGCAGGATTTAACCCATGACCCAAGACCTCTCGCTCCGCCTCTCCATCTGTCTGAACGGCTGCCCGATCGGGCCGCGCATTCAACGCCTGGAGCCGCTGCCGAAATACCGGCACACTTACTCGCTGGCAGAACAGGCAGAGGCGGAGGCGGACATGGAGCGCGTGCGGAAATACATCGAGCGCAATGCAAACACTATGAAGGGAAAGAAATGACTCAGCTCGACCTCTTTGGAACCCTCCCGAACGAACAGCGGCGCCGCTACTGGCGCAAGCGCCTCCGTGATTGGCCGAGGGAGGTTTTGGAATCCCGCCATCACATCCACACCAGCGGGTGGGGCATGGCCGCGCAGGGCGGTTGGTTTGCCGACCTCCTGCACCGCGATGGGGCCATGGGGGAGTTGGAATACATCCGGTGGCAGAGCTTTGAGCGCCGGGTGAAACGCTGGGAACAGAACAAACTTATGAAGGAGACAAACTAAATGGCCGGAGAATGGATTAAAGTAGAGAACCACCTGCACGAGAAGGTCGAGGTGGCGGCGATTGCCGACCACACCGGATTAGACCTGGATGCGGTCGTCGGGAAGCTCGTCAAGGTGTGGGCTTGGGCGTCACGCAATTGTTACGCTGACGGCGTAACGGGCGTTACGGCACTGCGCATCATCCGCGAAATCACGCACACGCCGAACTTCGATGAAGCGATGGCAAAATGCGGTTGGTTGATCGTGAAAGGCGACAAAATCGAGTTTGTGAACTTCGATAGGCACAACAGCCAAACCTCTAAAGACCGCGCACTTGCGGCCCTTCGAATGGCCAAGAAACGCGGCAACGATGCCGTTACGGAAAAGTTACGGGACAAGCGTAACAAAAATGTAACCAGAGAAGAGAAGAATAAAGAGCGGTCTTGCGACCGCTTCCTCCCTACCTGCGTATGACAACACTCCCCAAGATTATCCCGATGGTCCCGAGCGTCCCATTGAATGAAACTGCCGAGAAGGCCGCGATCTCCTGCATCCTGCAAAACTTCGAGTGCCTGAGAGTCATGTCCTGGCCCGAGGAGTTGTTTTTTTCGGAGGCGCACAAAATCATTTTGACCACAGCGAAGGAACTCGCCGAGACCGGCATGGCGACCGACCCGTTCGCGGTGCAGTCGCGGCTCGAAGCCAAGGGCCAACTCGACGCGATCGGTGGGATGCACGCCTTTACCGAGTTGGTGGACTTCATGCCAACGGGCGACGCCAAAACGGCGGCATGGCACCGGAGCGCGCTGATGGATGCGGCAAGGTATCGCCGGGCATTGTCGGCGGTGCGTGAGGCCGAGGGGGCGTTTCTTCGCCAGGAGGGAGACATTGCCGGCGTGTCGCTGGCTCTCTCCGAAGCAGCGATGATGGTGGACCGCCCGAGGGTTTCGACCAAAGACCTCCTGCTTAAACTCACGGAGGAACTCGAAAACCACACGCCCGCGGAGGCATTTGGCACCGGCATCGATCGTCTGGACCGCTGGACGAATGGCGGCGTCAAGCGGGGTGAACTCCTGACGATCGGCGCGCCGACCTCGGGCGGTAAGTCGATCCTGCTCCTCCAGATGGCAGTGCAGGCGGTCCTCGCTGGCAAAAAGGTGGCGGTCTTCAGCCTGGAGATGCCGGCCACCCAAGTCCTCGCTCGCATGGTCTCGCACTTGGCGGGCTTTAATGTCGGCGTCTTCCGCATCGCGGGCGCCAAAGGATCGGTCAACAAGGACATGCTGGCGAAATTCAACTCGGCCTCGGCTTTGATTTCCCAATCCGGCCTCGTGGTCGAGTCGGGCTTTACCGACATGGAGTCGATCGACGCCTCGGCGCGTGACCTCGCGGGCAAGGGCAACGCGGATTTCGTGATCGTGGACTATGTGCAACTCGTCCACCTGCGGGCCATGGCATCGAACGAAACACGCGAGCAGCATGTCTCGGAGATCACCCGGCGGCTCAAGGCGCTGGCTTTGCAACTCAACATCGCGGTCGCCACGGCCAGCCAGCTCAACGAGGACGGCAAACTGCGCGAATCCCGCGCCATCGGGATGCACTCGGACCATGTCTGGATGATCCGCCACGGAGACGAATCTTTCATTTCACTCGACAAAAACCGCGACGGCGAGCGCGGCCACGCGGTGCCGGTCCAGATGGACGGCGCCATCGCCAAATTCACCCAACAACAAGACTCATGAAACTCTACATCGGCATTGACCCCGGCCTGTCCGGCGGTATCGCATTCATCCCAACCACCGGCCAGCCATGGGCGCACAAGATGCCCGAGACCGACCGAGACCTCATCGACCTTCTCAGTGATGCCATTTCGCTGGCGGAGCCTCGGGCGGTGCTGGAGTTGGTTCACAGCAGTCCGCAGATGGGCGTCAAATCGGCTTTCACCTTCGGCGAGGGGTATGGACGCCTTCAAGCGGTTCTGACCTTTCTACGCGTCCCCTACGAGCGAATCCGCCCTCAAGCGTGGCAGAAGGCAATGGGGTGTCTCACCAAGGGCGACAAGAATGTGTCGAAGCGCCGAGCGCAGGAGCTCTTCCCGACCCTCAAGGTCACGCACGCCACCGCGGACGCGCTCCTCATCGCGGAATTCAACCGGAGGACGGCCAAGCCATGAGCCGCAAAAAGCCACGATTCGGCAAGCACGGCAAGATCGTCCAAGAGGTGGCCGGCTTCCGCGAGTTCCGCGAAGCCTGGCTCGCCAACATGCTCGATGAGATGTCCGCCGCCTGCGATCGATTTTGGGCCAAGACGCCCGAACGACGGAAGATCGAGGCCTCACGCCAACGCTCGGGATTTAACTACGGGAACTCTCATGAATAACACCTTCACCGCAAGAAACGGCGAGCCTGCCTATATGCCAGACTACGACCTCGACACACCCGAGGACACGCTCGCCGATGAACTCGGCACGACGCCCGCCGTGGCTCGCAAGGTCATTGCCATGCTCCAAGCCGCCGAAGTGCGGCAGCAGGCGTTGACCCTTGGCAAAGTCGTCGGGCTTCTCCTCGAGACCAACAACCTGCCGGTCATGGCCAACGCCATCGCTTTCGCGGCTGGGCTGGACCAGCTCAACGGCAAGATGTCCCAGGCGCAAGTGGCGCGGGAGCTGGGCGTCACCAGGGCGCTCGTGAGCCATTACACGGTCGGCGTGCGCGATGTCCTCAGCGGCAAGCGCGACACATTCGACTGCACGAAGTTCCGCAAACGAAACTCCTCCAGAGAAACCTTCCGAGCAAAAGCCACGGATCCACACACGGCCGCCAAGTCGGCAGCCATTGCCAGATACAGAGCATCACTCAAAACCACAACACCATGACACAACTCATCGACCAAAAGACATACACCCTCAGCGGCGTGACCATCAACCCAGACGCCACCCGCGAGGAGTGGATGGCGATCCATAAGGACATATTGACCTGCAAGCACGCCGCATCCAAGTGGCTGGCTCAATCCCGAGACTTTGCGACCAAGCGGTGGGGCGCGGAGTTTATGGCGGACACGGAACTCCAACTCGAGCTGGACCTCGGGCTGGCATTGCCGGCTGAAAAGCCCACGCTGAATCCTACAGACAAAACCACGGCCATCGTGACGATCGAGGGGCTGAGTCAGAAGTTCCAACTCTGGGAGAGGAAGATGAGCGACGACATCGGCAAGTGGGACAAGGCACGGCTCGAGCGCGCCCTCGAACTCCTCTCGCCAATGGAGGCGACAGCGGCACGGATCCGGGGGCTACTGGCATGAGCGACACGCCAGAAACGGACGCCAAAGTTTCCGCACACATTGGATTCTATTCGTGCGCAACGGTTCCTGCTGAATTGTGCCGACGCATGGAGCGCGAGCGCGACGAGGCGATAAGGCAGCTAGAAAACTTAAAAGCCTCCGCAATCCACACTTGCCACGATCAATGCCAACGACCGATGTGTTTGTTAAGGCGCGAACGCGACGAGTTGCTCGAGCGCAACGCCAAGCTCCGCGACATAGCGGACAGGGCGCTAATGCTCGGCCAATCCCAGTGACCTGCCCGACATGTGGCACCGACACCCGAGTCATTGCAACCCGAGAAGGTTACAGGCGCAGACTATGCAAAGCCGGGCATCGGTTCGTTACACTAGAACAGGCGCACGAAACGAAATTCCCATGGCTATCCAAACCAAAGCGCAAACCATTGAAGAAGAAAAAGAAACCAAAGCAGGACGACAAATGGATCGAACGCATCAACGCCAAGCTCGCCGACTCCGAATGAGGGGGGGCATGGGAACCCTACCCAAACCATTCAACCATCGCAGTTTGCCAGTCG